AGTTAAAGGCGATCGAGGCGAAACAGGACCTCGCGGTTTAAAAGGCGACAAAGGTGATCAAGGAATTCAAGGACCAGCTGGCCAAGACGGACTTACTGTCACTGGTGCTACAATCAATGACTATGGTCATTTAGAAATAACACTAAATGACGAAACTGTAATTGATGCAGGAAGTGTGGCTGGAATTAGCTTGGCAGTTGTAAACGAAGAAGGTCACTTAATACTTTACAAACAAGATGGTACTTCTTTAGATGCTGGAGTAGTTGTCGGTCCAAAAGGCGACCAAGGACCTAGGGGCGAACGCGGCCTGCAAGGTATTCAAGGATTAATAGGACCTGTCGGCCCACAAGGTCCAGCAGGTGCTACAGGCCCACAAGGTCCAGCAGGTATTCAAGGGCCAGCAGGCGCTACCGGATCACAAGGTCCTGCAGGGCCACAAGGACCTCAGGGAGAACAAGGACCACCCGGAGAATCTTCAAACGATACAGTTTATAATGCAGGTAATATTAGCACAGGAACTCTTACATTAAACAGAAACAACGGTAGTATTCAAAAAATTACAGCTTCTGGTAGTTTTACTCTTGGGCAACCTTCTAACATGTCTGCTGGACAAAGTTTAACTATAATCATCACACACATTGCAAACAATGTTGTAATGACTTCTAACAGCGTTAAATTTGCATCTGGTTTTAAAACCCTTAGCGTGACAACAGGCAGTGTAGACATGATAAACATGTTCTACGATGGCTCAGTTTATTATGCAACTTTAACTATAGGATATGCTATCTAATGCCAGCAGGTGCAGGTCGAATAGGCTTTTGGTATCTTAATCAGTCGCAGGATATTGACTTTCTTGCAGATTGGATGTTATTAACTTATACATTCACCGATGGTCAAGATTTGGATACTAGAACAAAAATAATTAGCCCTAACATAGGCGGTGATTATGTTGGTTGGGGCAGAGGGTCTGTGCAAGCAAGTTGTTTGACCTTTGGCGGAGATAATACAGGAACCGGATTAGAATCTGTGCTAATAGACTTAGATACTTTTCGAACAAACTGGCCCAGCAATGAAGAAATTACCGTTGACTTTAGATGTATGTGGTACGGCAGTATTGGTATGCAACCAATAGTTTTGGCCGCAAAATTATACAAAGGCGGAACAATGACAAAGTCCGGCTATACTTGGATTCCTTCAGGGACTACCGGCGAACTAAGTCTTAACAGTCAAGGCAAAGTAGTTAGTTATTCATCCAGAAGTGCGACTGATAACGGATATCACTTTGCTAATATTACTTACAATGTCAACACTGGCATTGGAGGTATCAACACCGTTGATGTTGCAGATATCAATGAAACTCTCAGCTATATAGTTGACGAAAAATAAATCATTTTAAAGGAGAACTATTATGAAACGCATCATAGAAGTCCGTGCCGCCGAAGGTGGAGAGGACAGTAAACTATTTGTTAAAGATCTAGCACAGGCTTATATTAAGTTTGCCCAAAGCAAAGGCTGAGCTACCCGCTTGATAAGTGAGTATCTTGGCGAGCTTCACATTGAAGTTCAGGGTAATGACTTATCCGGCTTATACAACGAGTCAGGAGGACACCGAATACAGCGTGTTCCTCCCACAGAACGAAAAGGCAGAGTTCATACCAGCACTGTCACCGTTGCCATAACAGATCCTGCTGAGTTTAAAACTATCGTTCGCGAACAAGACCTACGCATAGAATGGTATAGCGGTACAGGCGCAGGCGGACAGCATAGAAACAAACACCAAAATAGTTGTAGGATAACACATATCCCAACTGGCATGGTTGCCACTGCCCAATGTCGTAGTCGCGAAAACAGCTTAAACGAAGCCCGTACAGCAATAATGGAGAAAATTGACAATATATCCAAAATGCAGTATAATAACGAAGTGGCCTGCGATAGAAAGTCGCAGGTTGGTTCGGGGATGCGAGGAGACAAAATTCGTACTTACCGTTTTCAGGATGACAGAGTACAAGACCACTTGACTGGCAAAACAGCAAGTACTAAAAAAGTACTACAAGGAAATTTTGATTTACTTTGGAGTTAAAATGATTACAGATCAAATTTGGTTTGCGGGTAACGAATGTATTGGTATTGTTCAAATTGTGCAAGAACACGAAAGGGAAACTTACCGTCAAACCGGTAAGGCCTACTTCAAATACTATATTGGTGTGGGACTAGGTCAAAACGAACACGACGATGCTAGATATATCGCCGAACATGGCATGCCATTTGATGTTGCCGCAGGCAATACACTGTTTAGAGTTTTAGAATAATCTGTGATTTTCACAGATTGAAAGGTCAACTGTGAAAATCAAAGTAATTAAATTAAACAGACGATATAAACTGTATAAAGAATATGGATGTACCTATGCTATTAGATACAATGGCTGGAACTCCGATGCTGGCAAAGTAGAATATTTTCTGCGTGAAAGATATGGTAGCGAGTATTCTTATAGGAACCACTTGCCTCTTTGGAAAACTCACTGGGGTAAATCAAACGGACGGGACCCACGCCCATACTTTATTGGCGTCAGGGATGAAGAAATAATTTTTATGGCCAAACTGGCCGGAGTAGTATAAGGAGAATGACATGAGTCAAATTCTAGTTTGGAAATGTGATCAAACAGGCAAACTGTTTGAGGATCAAACAAAGTACAAGAGCCATCTGCGTAAGCTGGCTCGTGAGCGTAACACCAAGCGCAAGCTAATGGTTGCCGAAGCAGTTGCTGATCAAAAGTGGAACGAACTCTACGAGCGCGAACAAACCATTGAACAGTGGCGTGACATGGTTATCGCTAACCAAGACATGTTCTGGGCAGAAGCCGCAAAAAGCGATCCTTACGACTGGAAACAAGTTGGCAAGACATACAAGAAAGTTGTTTGCCCAGTTCCTCGACTGCTAGAGTTTGAACGATTTGATGTTCGTTGGAATACAGAAGTTAGTAACAGCCACAGTTGCCCGCATAACGGAGTTACCAATTGGGGTAATCGGGACAAGAACGCACCCACTAGCTACCCTGGATGGAGCGGTCGCGTAGACTGGATTGTTGCTTGGCCCAAGGAATGGGACGGTGTTTACCTCGGCGGTGATCTGTTCAAAGGCTTATTTGGCAACGGTGGCCGTCAACGGTCCCACACTGGCACAGGCGGCGGTGGTGGTATGCGATACAGCGAAAAGCATGGTTGCCATGTTCAGAGCTTTGGTTACGACTTTAAACTGTTTGCCGCAGACTGGCCAGGTATGGCTCGCGCTGAAGGTATGAAGCAGTTTAGCGAAGTCTTAAAGGGCAATCGTTTTAGTGTCGACTATGCCCTTGCTTAAATTATAAAGGAAACAAAGTATGCCATGGATTGAAAATGTAAGTTTGGGAGATATCCCAAAAGGTCGGCATCACAATGCTGGTGAAAACAGTATGCTGATTCAAATTGTTGATCCGGCAATGGAGTTTCCCCAGCCTATGCACAAGTTCAAAGAGACTCATCAATTTGAGTTTCTTGACTTGGAACAAAACGACGAGTTCGGCGAGGAGTTTAAGGTAACTGATGCACAAGCAGAAAAGCTAGTTCGTCTATTGCAACACGCCCTAGAGCATCGAATGAATGTTGTAGTTCACTGTGTAGCAGGCGTTTGCCGCAGTGGCGCAGTCTGTGAAGTTGGTGTTATGATGGGCTTCGACGATACCGAAGCATTTCGTAGCCCTAACTTAATGGTCAAGCACAAAATGATGAAAGTTTTGGGTTGGGCCTACGACGAGAACGAGCCCCATACAATCAATGGTGTAACCACAGATTGGGGCTTTGTTCTTCCTAAAGAAAGAGAAGGTGATGTATGAAAAATAGATATGGCGACGAATATCAATTCATCCAAATTGATGCTAATACATTTTCTATCGAAGGTGATTTGCATTACTGGCGCTATGGCGGTAAAGAAGGCCAAGAGCAAATGGATTTCACTGACTTAGGTTTTGTTGATCCCTCTGGCGGTCCTTTTATCAGCATTGGCTATAACATTGAAGGCCGTCCTGTTAAGCGTATTCGTGCTGATGGCGATGTCATTTATTTTGAGGTCGAGTAATGGATAAGAAACTACTGAACAAAGCTTACTACAACGGCATCCGCGAAGGCATCGAGCAATATGCTCACTGGAAGGATGGCGTACAGTATGTAGGCTCTTGCGGTACTACTTTAAAAGACGCTCTTAAAAGAATCGACAGCGAAGAAGCTCGAGCACTAGAACTGCTTAAAGAGCGTAAAGAAACAAAAAGTAAACTTGGTTATTCAAGAATTGGATTGAGGAATGTTTAAAGTAATTTATAACGACATCGAACAAGATTTCCCAAGCTTGGACTTGGCAATGAAACATGCAAAGGTGCTGAACACTTTTGTAACAATTCGTGGCACTAGTTTTGAGCTAGTTGGGAAGTTCGGTGTTGACAGTGTTAGAGATGGCCTGTGCCCAGACGGCACAGCCTATGATTGGAATAAAAACGACCGCATTGGTCGTGTAAAAAAGGATTATCAAAATCCTGTTGAATGAGGAAAATATGAAGACTTATATCACGAGCGATCTGCATTTTGGACACGCAAACATTATGAAGTTTTGTCCTGTAACTCGTGCCGGGTTTAGGGATGTAACTCATATGAACGAAACAATGATCCAAGAATGGAACAATGTAGTAACAGCAGAGGATACTACATACATCCTTGGCGACTTTGCATTTTTGCCTTCAGCCAAGGCTGTAGAAGTTCTGCACAGACTTAATGGTAAGAAGATTTTAGTCGAAGGCAATCACGACCGCAAGTTGCTTAACGATCCGGTTTTTCGTAGATGCTTTGAAGAAGTACATCAGTATCTGCGTATTGTGCATAACGGTCAATTGGTTGTTATGTTTCATTACCCAATCTACGAATGGGACCAAATGCATCGCGGTGCAGTACATTTCTATGGACATGTGCATGGTAGTAAGACTGGCTTGGAAAAGTATCGTGCCCGCGATGTAGCCTTTGATGCCACAGGCAGAGTTGTCAGCGACATGGATGCTATGATTGCAGATGCGCTCAGGGGCGAAATCAGGGCTCACCATTAAAATACCCAATAATTGACAGAAATTGGTTTTGGTTGTATAATACTTGTATTGAAACAAAAAGGCGTTGAAATGTCTAAAGAAATCAAAATCAAAGTTTTCGCAGACCCAGGTCATGCTTGGGCTCGTTTCCCCAAAGCTCGCTTGGTTAAACTTGGTATCGCTGATAAGATTTCCACTTACAGTTACCAAAACGGTGCTAATGCCTTTTTGGAAGAAGACTGCGATTTGAGCATACTGATGTCGGCTCTTAAAGACAAAGGCTATACTGTTAAGTTCGACGAAAGCCATACCAATAAGCAAAGCAAGATTCGCGGCTACAATACATATCGCCCATAATTCACCAATAATTGACAGAAATTGGTTTTGGTTGTATAATACATATATCGCAACAAGGAGTTGATATGAAAATTTCTACGGCTATTTCAGTTTTGCAAAAAGACGCAGACTTTTTGGGAATGAACTTTTTGGACTTTGTCAAGTTCGTTAAAGAAAATCCCTTGGCTCAAACTCAAAAGACTACGGAGGCTTTTAAGGTTTTTGAAGCCGAGGCTTATAGATTTTTTAGCGCATAATTGACACAAATTGGTTTTGGTGTTATAATACATACATAGCGTAACAAAACAGGAGTTGGCAATGAAACATACACTCTATCGCGTAGTTGACCATAAAACTGGTTATCATCGTGCAATCATGGTTATGATTGACATGGACGGTATGTATATGGATCGCTTCTGGGACTTTGGTTCTTTGGATGTGTTTGATGTGGCTCGCACTGTCGAGATCTTCAACGAGATCAAAGTGTCAATCGAAAGCATCTCAAAGACTGACTTCACCAAGAAGTTCGGCAAAGCCTTTGCACTCTAAGGAGCATACAATGGGCTATCGTGTAATGAATTCTGTGGACAATATGCGTGAAAAGTATGGAGCCCGAAAGGGCTTGGAAGGTCCTTTCAACTACGATGGTCGCGTTCTTTACTACGATCCTAAAGAAGGCGCTTATTACGATCCAACCACAGACTTCTATGTGGACAACGACGAGTTGGCTATTATCATGAAAATGTCTAATGTCTAAGGATCCGAAATGAACGAACGAATTAAAACACTCGCCAAGGCAGCTGGCTACGATACTATCACCGAGTCTTACATGAAGGCGCTGGGCTTTAATCCAGAAAAGTTCGCCCAGTTGATTGTGAAAGAATGTATGCAGGTTGCTGATGATGGTATGGCCCAAGTGACTATGAAAGTTGAATGGCCAAGTTATCACATTAAGAAACATTTCGGAGTTGAATAATGACGGAATTTTTAATAGTGTATGCCATTGCTCTTGGAATGTTATTCCTGTTAGCAATCTTAGGCAGTCTTTTTGTTAAAGGATTAGACAAATGAACCAACGAATTCAAGAACTTGCCAAACAGGCAAACGATTACGCAACAAAAACGGTTGATTACCATCGGTGTGAAGATTTTGAATATAAAAACGAGTTATATAAAGTCTCAATGGAAAAGTTCGCCGAGTTGATTGTTCGGGAATGTGGTGTGGTTGCGTATAAGACTTACTGCCAGACCCCAGGTGCCTTGGGCATACAATATAAACAAGCGATTGAAGAACATTTCGGAGTTGAATGATGAACATCCAAACCGTAGCACAAAATCTGCGTAACACAATCGCCGGCAAGGAAAAGTATCTTGCCCAAGTTGATTCTGCTCTTGCTGGAGGTCTTGCTAGTAGCCAGCTACGCATTGCATTGTCAACTACCCAAGAGTTTCTGTCTATCAACATTGACGAACTACGGCGCATCCTGCAGGATGTAGAACAGTGTTGCGAAAAGGCTACATTGGATAGTTGGCGTGAGAATCCGGATCGTATGGGTGGACAGTTTACACAAGATGAAATTGATAACGCAAACCGTTGGTAAGGAAAAACACCGATAATTGACACAAATTGGTTTTGGTTGTATAATACACATATAGCGAAACAAAACAGGAGTTTTAAATGGATTACAATCAAAGACATGGCGGCCCATATGACCGTGGTTCAGCAGACAGCTACTATGGTCGTGAATACAGTCCGCACTATTATGTCGGTGATACTGGTACTAGCCTTCGCGTTGAATTGAAGGACATGACTGCTGAGGAAATCGTTGCTTATACCGCAGGTTATCGCGACAACGAAGCCAGTGGCGACAAAAAGGATTGGAATTAAATTCCATTTAACAGACTAGGAGGCAATATATGACAATGGTAGAAAAGGCAAGAGTTTTTGCAACTGCGGCTCACGCGGCCTGCGGACAACTCCGCAAGTACACCTATGAGCCTTATATCGTTCATCCTGCCGAAGTTGTCAGCATTGTTAAAACCGTAGAACACACAGACGAAATGTTGGCCGCGGCATGGTTGCATGATGTTGTCGAAGACACTGGCGTCACATTGGAAACTGTTCGCGTTGAATTCGGCGCCGAAGTTGCAGAGTTGGTTGGGTGGTTGACAGATGTTAGTCGTCCGGATCACGGAAACAGAGCGGCTCGCAAAGCCATTGACCGTGCTCACAGTGCGGCGGCACCTGCGGCGGCGCAGACAGTTAAGTTGGCTGACTTGATCTCTAACACTCGCAGTATCATGGCACACGATGAAAAGTTTGCTAAGACTTACTTGGAAGAAAAGAGATTGTTGTTGGCAGTCATGACCAAGGGCGATGCTACATTGATGGCAGAAGCCAAAAAGAATGTAGGCTCGGCATGATAGACGAAAGCCATTTGCCAGTTGAAGAACAAAGTTTAATTTTCCGCTTGAGAAAAAGAGCGGAAATTAGACGGCAAATTGCTTCGCGTAAAAGTGTGCAGGAAGGAAAGCCCGACAGGCTTTCCGACCTCCTGGAAGAAGCCGCTGACGAAATAGAAAAACTACAAGCAACCATTGCGGTTTTTGTAGCACAAAAATTGGAAAGCTAAAATGCCAAAATTGTATATGTTAATTGGCGTTCCTGGTAGCGGAAAATCTACTTGGATTGCCAATCAGGAATGGAGCAAGGATTGTGCCGTTGTTAGCAGTGATCGTTATATTGACGAAGAAGCAAAGCGACTGGGCAAGACTTACAGTGATATTTTCAAGGACTATGTTAATATCGCAACTAGACTCATGGACAACCATGTGCTGGTTGCACAAGCAAATGGCAAGAATATCATTTGGGATCAAACTAACACCAGCGCAAAGACTCGAAAGTCCAAGCTGGCCAAGTTAAGTGACTACGAAAAGATTGCCGTATTTTTTAAAACACCAGAAGCTAGCGAACTAACGAAGCGTTTGGCTAGCCGCCCGGGTAAGAACATTCCCGGAGAAGCAATGACTAACATGATTAACGGACTCGAGTTTCCCACTAAAGAGGAAGGATTCAGTGACATCTGGGTAGTCGGTTAAGGAGAGAATCTTGGACAAGGAAGCATTAAAAAAGTTCGTACACGACAACCCTAAGTTGGTTAAGATGCGTCCTGCTGGTGAAAACACCTTTGTTTTGAAATATAGCAAAAGTGTGTTTTTTGACGACCTGTGGAACAAATATCTGGAAGAATGTCGTGGTACTGTAGTTGACGCAGACTTCAATGTAATATCGCGTCCTTTTACTAAAATCTATAACTATGGCATCGAAGCCCGTGCGCCTCGTATCGCATTGTCAACGCCAGTGACAGCATATCGTAAAGTCAACGGCTTTATGGTTGCTATGACTTGGCACAACAATGACATCCTAGTTTCTACCACAGGTTCTACAGACAGCCCTTATGTTTTGTTGGCCAAAGAGATGATGCTCAAGCATCAATCTTGGATCGACTGGCAATTTGCTGTTCGTGGAGCACAGGGTTATACTTTGATGTTTGAATGCGTACACCCCGGCGACCCTCACATCATCCCAGAACTTGCAGGAATGTATTTTCTAGGTTGGCGCGAAAACTCTTGGGATTCTAAGGTGCATGGGTTTGGTTCTGAACTAGTGTGGAAATTTTTTGCCGAAGACGACTTAAAGTGTTTCTTTGCAGAATCTTATCACATGACGGTTGCAGAACTACAAACCGCTGTCAAAGATGTCACGCATGAAGGCTTTGTTTTTTACACAGAAGATAACACATCTGCTAAAATCAAAAGTCCTTGGTACTTGACTAACAAGTGGGTGGCTCGTAATCCTAGAACAGACAAGCTAATGGATTTGAAAAACGACATTAAGAAAAATCTTGATGAAGAATATTATCCTTTAGTGGATGCTATTCGTGCTAACATCACAGAATACACTGCTATGGACGAACAAGCTCGCTTGGCTTGGGTCCGTAACTTCGTTGGGGCATAGCACTAAATAATGCTATGCCCAAATGTAATGCTTTGCAAAATCTATGTTATACTGACATAGATTTGCATCACGGACCTTGCTGTAAATTTAACGGCAAACTTTCTCCTGTTTTTAACATCAAGGATGTTACATTCAGTGACTATAAAAATTCCAAGTTCTTTAAAGAATTAAAAGAACAAATGGAAACAGGATGGGCGCCTGGTTGTCATCAATGCGAAGACGACGAAAAAAATGGGATAGCTTCCCTTAGGGAGACTTATAATAAAACATTCTCCGGTAATCAAAATGATGTAGAGTGCATTGAAATATCTTTTAGCAATGAATGTAATTTGACTTGTAAAATGTGCGATAGCAGACACAGTTCTAAATGGGCCAGTGTCTACGAAAAAAATCCTATTGAAGAACTTAAGTTTGATGGTCAAGTAGCAAAACAAAATTCTCTTAAAATAGCAGACTTATTTGACGGCGTAGATTTGTCTAAGCTCAAACAAATAAAGTATATGGGTGGTGAAACATTCATAACACAGGAAATTTATGATCTAATTGACTTTTTAGAAGAAAAAGACATTTGTCAGCACATTTCATTTAAGTCGTATACCAATGCTACATTTTTTCCTAAAAAATTAATTGATAAACTAAAAAAGTTTAAAACACTAGAACTAGGCCTAAGCATTGATGCAATTAACGATACTTTCGATTTTATAAGACCGGGATTTGAATGGAAGCGTGTATTGCCCGTAATAGATCAATGGATAGAAGCAAGAGATCAATTTTCTAATTTTAAAATTTATATTCATCATACAGCCCAGGCATACAACTTACATCATTTTGATGAAGTTAAAGATTTTGCCAAGACTAAAAATTTATATTTTCATTATTCAATTTTACATTATCCAGAGTACTTGTCATATTCTGCATTGCCCAAAGAATACATACAAGAACTGGTAGACAATGATAAGCTAACAGATGAAAAATTGATAAGTTCTGCCCTTGGTTCTACTTTTAACAAAGATTGGTTTGAAAAATTGAAAATCATAACTAAGAAAACATATCAAGTTTTGAACACTGATGTCAATAAAGTAATCCCTGACTTGGCCAAGCATCTCAGATAACTCGCTGTAGTTCAATGGATAGAACGGGGTCCTCCTAAGACTCAAATCCAAGTTCGATTCTTGGTGGCGAGGCCAAGCTCCTATAATTAAATGGTATAATACAGTCTTGGTAAGACTGAATTTCAAGTTCGATTCTTGGTAGGAGCACCATAAATACAGACATGAAAACAGTAACTATTTCTGATATTAACATCGATATAAATGACGCAGGGCCAATTGGCATTACAGTAAGCGGCGGCGCAGACAGTGCCGTGTTGTTGTACATTTTGCTAAAAAATACAACACAGCCAGTTCACATTTATTCCTTTTAAGTGATGCTAAAGGCGAAGTAGTAGAACCCGTAGTTGACAGAGTGGTTGCTCGTTGCGTTGAACTAACAGGAAATAATAACATCGTTCATCATAAAGAACGAATTCCTGAACAAACGCCCAAAGTGTTGGCATTAACTCTTAAAGAAAGAATTGAGCAAGGAGAAATCAGCATTGCTTACTATGGCTCGACTAAATTTCCTCCCTTGGATGTTATAAATACATTTGAAGAAAAGTTAGATGATGACTTGCTCAGTGCCCGGGGCAGTGGAGTAGATAGAGATATCTACATGGTTAATAATTATTTTTACAGGCCTTTTATAAATCTTGACAAAAAAGATATTTCGAAGTTATACTCTAGTTTAAATTTATTAGATTCGTTGTACCCACTTACCAGAAGTTGCGAGAACATTTATTCTCCCAACAAACATTGTGGCAAATGTTTTTGGTGTGAAGAACGCCATTGGGGATTCGGGTACTTAGAATAATGCGGGATTAGCTCAGTTGGTAGAGCGATACCTTGCCAAGGTATAGGTCGTCAGTTCGAACCTGATATCCCGCTCCAAAATTAGGAAGTGTGGCAGAGCCCGGCTTATTGCACCTGTCTTGAAAACAGACGAACAGAAATGTTCCGTGAGTTCGAATCTCACCGCTTCCGCCAAAATTTACAGTAATTGACATTAAATGAAGATTGCTGTACAATAGTCATATCGCTGATGCAGTTAGCGAAAGAACTAAGACATAAATATTCAACTTAATTGACATTAATTGGAAGTTGTGTTACAATAGTTCTTTGTTAAGCATTTAACAATGTTCTTTAAAAATTATTTTGTATAGTCCCTTTGGCTTAAATAGGGGCTATATGTAAACACATTGGGTTACCAACCCCGGTAGGTACCTTAGTAGGGAGTTCCTAGTGACGGCTAGGCTTTACTAAGACTACACGAAAGCAGACCCGCAAGGGCGAGGCACGCCGGAATCTGTTGGCATGTAATGTGGTTGATAGACAAGTCCGTGGACGGCACGGTAGGGCAGGATCAAAACTGCGTTCTCTATCAAACATCCCAGTGCGTTTTCATATAGTGTATGCTCGGTTCGTCTATCGGTTAGGACGCTGGCCTTTCACGCCGGAAAGAGGAGTTCGATTCTCCTACCGAGTACCATAGTTAAAGCATATTGATAGCGCGGTCCTTTTTAGGGTAGCCAAGCGGGTCTGTGTGCTATAATGCCCCGGTGGTGGAATGGCAGACACGCTATTTTGCGTGTCTAGTATAAATAAGTGTATGAAAGACATATACGAATACATAACATCACCTAAAGCTGATAGACAAAAACATCTCAAGTTAGATGAAGCCTGTATCGAACGGGGTGCTGGTAGTTACTATTTTAAAGGACTATTGGCTCATTTATTAGATACAACAGTTCCAACAGGACATAAAGTTCATTTGTGTCATGCTTGCCACAATGCCAAGTGCGGTAATCCTAATCATTTGTATTGGGGCACAGCACAAGAGAATAGGCAAGATCAAGTTGAGAATGGCGGTAAAACTATTTGGGAACGAACAGTTGAAAAACACGGTTTAGAAAAAGCTCGAGAAATGAACAGTCGTAAAG